CCCAAGGCTGTCCATTAAAATACATACGCCACGTACCCTTTACACGAGCACGCTTGGTCTCTGGTTCCACCGTGATGGTGTCTTCTACCACTTCGGCGGCTTCCTCTACGACCTCCTCTACTGCTGTGGTTTCTTCCACAACTGCGGGAGCTTTCTTCTTTGGTGTAGCCTTCTTTTTTGCCGGAGCCTTCTTGGCCGGAGCCTCCTCGACTGTAGTTTCTTCGTCTGACATTTAAATCCCCTTAAGGTTAATTGTGGTGGGGGGGCAGGGCACGTAGGCCCCAGCCCCCCACAACATTATAGTGTAGCAAAAGCCTAGGCTATTGCGCCACCGAGTGTGTTGATGATAACGCGTGACTCGTTTGTGATCACACCGAATCCCCAGATGGCGTACCATGCGAGGCCGTGCTCACGACCGAAGTCGATTACGCCACCGTCACGCAACTCAACCGGAAGAGCAATAGCTTGTCCGAATGCGTTGTCGCCGATCATGATGGCGTTGTATGCGTTGGCATTTTCCTGAAGTCCACCAGTGCCAGCATCAGTGTCAAGACCTGTAAGGTCTGCGAGTGCTGATCCAGCGGCAGTACCATCAAGACCCTTTGTGACCTGAGTGGTTTCAATGAAGACCACGTCATAAAGGCGACCGATTTCACCGAGCATGAAGTTACCGGGTGCGGCATACTTCGTTACTTCGATAAATTCTGGCCAGTCACGTAGAGAGCGGCTCTGGCTTGGGTGAACGAAACAGACGTATGTGTCGCCTAGTCTCGGAATGTTCTCCGCAGCTAGAGTTTCAACCGCATCTTTGATGGTGGTTGGTGAAAGGTATCCGGGAGAAGCAGCAGTACCAATGGTTCCACCATCGTATGGTGAAACTGTGGTGCGATCGCCACTCTGCTTGGTGCGACCAAAGGTGATCGACGGAGCGGTTGCAGCACCGCCACCAAATGGAATACCTGACTTGTACAGGGTGTTACGAGCTTCAATGTCCATTGACTGAGCCATATGACGGCCTAGAAGTCGTGACGAAGATGCCATTACATCATCGAAAGACGCATTGAGAAGCAATTCAGTAACTGATATTGCCTGCCCACGCTCAGAAACAGTAATCTGAATCTGGCTGGCAGATAGTGCTGTTGGTTCCATACGTGTACCTTCAGTAAGTGTTGCACCAGAATCCTGATCCACACTTAAGTTGGTATAACGCATGAAATTAACAGTGAGACCCGGCATAACGCCGAGTTCTGTTTTCTTGACGGCAAACTGCTCAAACCGCAAAACAGGCATAGCTTGGAACAAGATTTCCTTGCTCCAAATAGTCTGTATCGCAGGAGTCAGAGCCGTATCTGACGAGTAACCCGTTAACGAAGACTGATCAGCAGCCGTCGTAATCGAACCACCCGAAGGTGCTGGCAGGGCCATAGGTTAATTTCCTCCGTTAGTTTGTAAACTATAGGTTTATATTGTTATTAAAAACGACCTTGTGAGGGTCGCGCTTTCAAGAGCCTGTCTCGCATTTGCATGTACTGTTCCATCGGCATATCGCGGATGTCCTCCGCGGATAACGTTTGCTGCGACTCCTGAGTTTCCATTGGCCCAACCGGGGGAGCCGTTACCGGCGACCCCCGCAATCCACTCGGCTGAGTAGACTGCTGGATTGATTCCAGTATAGCACTACTACGATCCTTAAGTATCATAATACTTTGATCTATCTCTTCTTCTGAAGCTCCAGAAATTAGATCGCGTAGTTCGGGAATAATAAATTCCTCTTCTTCTGTTGAACGGCGTTGAAGGTAAACCTCCAATTCGCGCACTCTCCGTTCTTTTTCCAACATCTCGTCTTGAAGAGCACGCTCTTCCTCGATCTTGGCAATGCGCTGTTCCCACTCAGTTTCAACGTTTTTGAGCTTTGTATCAAACTCCGTTTCCCTCTTAGTGAGAAGTTCTTTTGCACTGAGTTCTTCTTCTTCACGCTTGCGTAAAGCCTCAGCTTCTGCCTTAGCCAATCTTGCGGCTTCGGCTTTAGTCTCTTCACTTTCATGATTTAGTACAGACAGTTGTTCTTCTAGTGATTTTACTCGACCATCAGAATCTTCAAGACGCTTGTATAGCTTGTCTTTTTCTTGCTGTCTAATCTTCTCTACGTCTTCTTCAGAAAACGTGCGTGCTTGTGCGGCCTCTTCAGTCCCCACTGCAAACGCCGTTTCTGCGACTTCAGAGTTGTCAGTTACCTCCTGAGCAGGAGGCAATACTACGGTTTCGGACGGAGCAGTCTCCGCCTGTGTTTCTGCCATCAATATATCCTTATCTAATTTTGCTAATAATGACTATGGTAATACTACGTTTATTTAATCTTCTGAGGGAACACGACGCTGGGCGAACCTAGCACCGTATGCCCGTTGTATCAACTTATCTAAC